GTTGCTGAATTAATAGTTGAACTCTTGTAATGTGATGTTGTACTAGTTATCATAAATTAATCTGTTTAGTACTTATATAGACTTTCTAGGAATTGTTTAGTTTGTGAAGTTAGAAGATCCATTGATTTTAACTCCAGTTTTAGTAAGTGCATTTTGTAATTGTTTAACAGCTCTTACTACTTCTGCACTATTACCACCGCCACCGCCGCCAGTAAATCCATTAACTACACCTCCAACTAATTGACCTGGTATGCTCATCATTTTCTCTAACAGACCTTCTTGACCTGCTTGAGCATCTCCGACTGAGTCCTGGAATTCCATTAGAATATCTGCTAAACGTTGCATTGCAAGTTCTAAAGACTCTCCCATCGCTGCAAGTATATCTGCAGGTTCGCCGCCTTCAGCAAGAACTCCTAATGCTTCAAACATTCTTCTAGACTCTACTAATTTATTATAGTCTACTGCGTTTATACCAGCTGAGATCTGAGGGAATGCAGTGGCTCCCATTGTAAGAGAGTTTCCAATTGTGTGCCAAAGTTCTGTTTGTGCATTATAGCCTGCGATCGGTCTTAGGAATCCAACATCACCAACGAACATATTAGTCCATCCCTCCATTTGTTCTAAACTAGTACCATTAATAGCGCTAGCAATTTGAGGGGCTGCACTACCTATTTTCTGATAAGATGTACCGACTGCTTCAAATAAAGTGCTTTTAGCTGCTAAAACTTCAATATCGTTAGTTACACCACCATAGAGTTTAGTAAACTCATTCATTGGTTCTGCAGCTACAGTATTAACTGATGCTACAATCATTGGAATAGCAACCGCCATTCTCATATAAGACATTGCTAATGTTCTAAGCATTTTATTCTTTGCTTCATACATTTCAGCTGTAGTCTCACCTCCAAAAATTGATGCGAATGCTTTACCTTTTTCAACAGTAAATTGAGTAATTGCATTAACAATTAAAGGTATTGCAACTCCTAATTTTTCATAAGTATGTCCAATTGCATAAACTAATAACTTCTTAGCATTCATATCGACGCCCTCATCATTAGTACCAACAATAGCCTCAATCATAGCTGATACTTTTTCTTTAACTTCTGCTGCATCTGAAATTGCAGTTGTAATTGTGGTAACATCTGTAGTTGATGCTGCTAAAATACTATAAGGTTCTTTAACATTACGCGCAGCATTAACACCATCAAAAAATGATTGTACCCAGAAACCACCTATTACTGAAATAGTTTCTACTAAAGACGTAACTTTCTCTCTAAGTAATACTGGGTCTGTAATACCTTCTGTAAGTTTTGCGACAGATTCTACTGCATCTGCTAATGAAGAATAAGGATCTGCTAATTGTAATGCTATTTCAGCACCCTTTTCAAAATTAGATGAAGAGAACCATCCTCCGCCACTACCGACACCAGATGCTCCAACTTCTTCAAATACCCCAGCTAAACCTATAATAAGTGCTTTTGTATTCTTAGCAAGCTTAGCAACTAAAGTATCTACGTCTCCAATTGATTTATATCCTGTTGCGTTACCGTCCTTATCAAATCCAGTTGGGAATTTAAGCATTGCCATAGACTGTACACCTTTTGCTAAATTAAATAGCGGAGTACCCATCTGTCTAACAACATCAATACCTTTTTCATAAGCAGAAGAACTAAACCATGAACTACCTTGAGCAGCGCTAGATTCTCCAACTTCTGCAAATGCAGAACTTAAACCTGTTACTATTAATTTAGTATTGGCAATTAAGTTTGGTACTGCGCTTGTTAGATCTATAGTTTCAAATCCTGTTGGATTACCGTCTTTATCAAATCCTGTTGGGAATTTAAGCATTGCCATAGCTTGTACACCCTTTGCAATACCAGTAAGTGCTTTACCCATTCCACCAACTGCAGAAATACCTTGTGCTACGACTGATTTATCACCACCGCTTCCAGTTAAAGCAGCTAGAATTCCACCGCCACCTCCTGGGTATTTTCTACCAACATCGGCAAATGTATCTGCTAGACCTGCAACGATCATTTTTACATTATCACTTAGTTTAGGTAAATCAACATCTCCTATAACTGCTGTAAATACTCTAAGTCCTAATGCAATACCTGTTAATGCAGCTCCTGCTAAAATCAAGGTTGGCGCACCTGCCATAATACCTATAATTGCTAATGGTCCTAATGCCATACCATCTGCGATGGCATCCATTGCTGTTTCAAAGTTAGTTTTCTTACCACCGAAGAAGCCCTTTTCACCAGACCAGTTAAATGCCTTATTACCTTTTTCAGAAATAGTACCCAATTTATCAAACTTAAGTAATGATAGAGCTCCGATACCAACAGAGATTGCTAATACTGCAACTCCTGCTGCTGTCATTGCAACAGAACCTAATAAGATCAGAGGAGAAACTACACCGGCTGCTGCCATAGCAACTCCGATACCTCCTATAATTGCTCCCATTACAAGAACTTGATCCATTGTTACATCTTTAGTAGCCGCTGACATTATAGCCACACCTGCTCCTATAATAATTAATGCCACACCTGCAACCATCATAGCGGCTGAACCTAATGCTATAAATGCAGCTGCTGCACCAGCAACTCCAAATACCAGGCCTAAACCACCTATTAATAATAACATACCAATACCCTCTTCAACTGTAGGTAACGATGCCATCATTGCCATTACACCAAGCCCTAAGACTATTAATGCAACTCCTGCAATTATCATTGCAAGTCCACCTAAAGCTATATTAGCAAAGGCCATACCTGCTACTCCAAATACTAAGGCTAAACCACCTATAAATAATAACATACCTATACCCTCCATAGGATCAGGAAGTGCCAATCTCATAAATCCAATACCAACTGATAGTGCAAATAGGCCTAGTCCCATAATAATTAATCCAAGCGCACCTTTTACAATTGATCCTATTTGATTTCCTATAATATACATAGTTAACCCTACAGCTCCAATTATCATTAGTATGCCCAATGTATCTAAAAATCCAGGCATTATTAAATTAGCAATAGCTAATGCTACAGAAAGAGCTAAGATTGCTCCTCCAGCTAAGATTAAGCCCATTGATGTTTTCTTAATGGTTTTATTAATTCCCATTTTTTGGAAGAGCCAGAATACACCACCTATTACCACTAATACTAGTGCTGCTACCATTAAACCTTTCATGATTGCTCCAGCAAATGCGTTCATTAACATCAAGCCTAGACCAATAGTAATAATACCAAGTCCTAAGAATGCTAATGATTTTGCATAAGCCTCAGCCTTTACTTCATCTATTTTGAATAACTTCTCCCATAGCATAAATATCCCACCTAATCCAAGTGCTACCACAGCAAATACCATAAGTCCAAAGAGAACTTGCTTTGCAAGTAATCCCATTAAAGCTAACGATACTCCAATTGCTAAGATACCTAATCCTAACATCACCATCGCTTCATTAAAACTTCTAAAGTTCTCTATAGAATCTTTACCTAAATGTTCTTCTATATACTCAGCCATTGCAACAACACCTAAAATCAGAGGTACTGTAAATAACATACCTATAATTGCAACGGGTGCTATCAATACCATTGCTGCCATCATTAGTCCAAATCTCACAATTGATATACCAATGGCATGAAGTATTAATAATTTATCTAACTCGTCTTCTTTTAGGCCTTGAGTTGCCATTTTAATACCCTGTATAATAACATAAATACCACCAACCCAGACTGGGGCGGTAACTGCAGCGATCATTAAGATTGGTATTCCTATTACCATCGTTGCTGCAAACATTAATATAGATTTACCTATATCTCCTAATACTACTAACCCAGCGTTAAGTGCGCCGAATTTTGACGTTAAATCTTCAGCACTCTCGGCCTGGTTTAACGCATCAATAATAAAGCCCATACCTAAACCAATAGGTTTAAGTGTTGGTGCTACTAAATTTAATACAATAGCTTCTTGAAGTCCACCGCTACCGCTTTTAGTACTTTCAACAATAGTTTCAATGGCCTCAACCATTCTGTCTATTCTATCAAATATCTCTCCACCTTCTTCAAAGGTTTCTGCGACAACAAGTGTATTTGCACTAATTTCCTCTAGAATACCTCCTTGTTTATCACTAAACTTATCAAACGCGGATGATAAAAAATCCTTTTTAGGCATGTAGCTGCTTATTATTTTTATAGAAAAGGGGTATGCTTAGGAAAACATACCCCTCACTCTTATTATATATCTCTACATTTTCGGCATCTTAAACGATGGCGTCTTCATAGATGGGATCTTGGGCATCGAAGGCGTTTTATACTTAGAGCTCATTGCGCTCTGTTGATCGTTGGCCTGTTCTTGTTGATCCGATTGTTGCTTATTCTTATTCTTGATGTACTCCGACAGATTCTTGACATAATACCAATATTCGTAGTAATACATGTTTTCGATCTCTGAAGGCTGCATCCTAAGATGTATACCCAGGTAGAACTTTGTCTTAAAGTAATTCTCCAGCGAGATCTGAAATAATGAAAAGACTTTTGATGCCACCTGGGAACTCAAGAGGGGCTTTCACCACTTCTCCGTCTACGGTAGCTTCTAGTGTTGCTTGAACACCAATTCTCATTCTTTCAGCAAGCCTATATACAATCATAAACTTTTTTTGATCCCAAGCTTTATAGTCTATTTCTAATTGAAATATTTTTGTTAAACTTAGGGTTCTCCAGTCGCCTTGGATATAAGGTAATACTTGAATAAACGCCTTATCAAAATCTAGTTCTTTCTCATTACGATCTTTTAAGTATTGAGTAACCTCTTGCATAACACCAATCGTTGGTGGAGCCATGACGATTTCACCAGCAGAACGAGTTTTAATAACATACGTTCTCTTTTTATCATCATAATACTTTTCTATCTCCTCATCGATAATAGAAGGTACTAGGTTTTTAACTGCTAATTCAAGATCTATTTTCTTTTTAGTCTTTTCACTCTTACCATTTAACATTAATTTGTTTTCTGGTTCTGGAAAAGTAAGATCTCTAATAGAAAGTAATAGAACTATTCTATCCTCTTCTAAAATATCTTTGTAAGATAATCTTTTATTACCAGATGTCATTTGAGCACATGATTCAACTACTGAGTTTAGCTTTTCTTCCATATCGATGTAGTTGTTCTCATCCATAGTAGAAAAATGTCTAATCTCTGCAGCCTTTGCAGATCTAATTTTAATTACACTATCAGCAGGGTAGAATTTACCCATTGACGGTAACGTCACTTGATCTAATACATGCCATCCTAATGCACTATCAGAAGATTGTGCTTTCTCTGGTGTAAAATTTGCCATATTAACTCTACCAAGCCCACCTTTGTCAACAACAGATTCCATATCTGCAGCCGTTCCTTCGTTTGACTTAGGAGTTGGGTTGTTAATAGCGTCTTTAGCTTCTAAGGCTTTCGCCATTTTAGCTTCTTCGGAACTCATTTTGTTTTTCTTTTCGCTCATTTTTATTTACTTTTTAAATTTTTGAGATTTTGCTTAATGTAGGATCTCTGTTCTACAGTTCTTATACTTAATTCTGACTTAATTAAATTTCTTATGAATGCACTCACAGATATGGGACGAGTCTCATTATCTAAAGCATCATTTAAAATAATTCGGTTTACTTCCCGAACCTCATCCTCGGTCAAAAGGACTTGTAATTTTTTTGTTAATTTATCACTCATAATCTTTTATTATCTTGATATTATATTATGTTTTCTGAGTTTAAAAAAAGAAGGAACCGTGAAGATTCCTTCTTTATATTAAATTCTATTAGAATTAGTTCAACTCTTCTGAAAAAGTATCACACTTCCAACCTACTTCTAATGCTACTGCGTCAGCTGACTCGTAGTTAAGTTCACCAACAAGGTTTACACCTGAAGTGATGAAACAATCATCTAAAGTAATTTTTCTGTAAATATCACCTTCTCTGTTAAATTGTACAACAACTATTGTACCAACATAATTCTTTTTAAGACCCATTTCTCCAGTTTCTGGATTATATTGAGCTCTATACCATTGTCTTAATGTTTTATATAAGTAAGCTTGGTTAGAATCATTTAAGTTAAGCGAGAAGCTAACTGTAATATCAATTGCAGTTGCACCAGGCATACCAGCGTAAGATCTGTCGGAAAACTTATATTTCTGTCCGATTGCATCTACTGCAGGAGCCATAGTATCTAATCCACTAATTGAATTGACGTGTTGTAAAAGGAACTCTTGTCCAGCAACTCCATCCGGTGGTAAAATTGTCACCTCGAATAGGTTAGCTTGAACGGGCTCGAAGTTTCTTCCCTTCTTGCTAGTTTGGTCCTCTGAATAATGTGGTAAAGCCATATCTTTAATTTCTTATTTTATTTATATATCGTTGTTTTCTTATGCAAAGTTACCTGTTGCGATTTCCCCTGTGTTAAGTACAGTTACTCTCGATACTAGTATCTCAAGACCTTTAACTGGTTCTACGAACGTATCTAAGATTCCCATGTTGTTATCGATAACTTCAGACGTATTGTTTGAAGCATCCATGATATTCTTATAGTCATATACACCACCATCTTTCTTCACTGATTCCATAAAGTTGTCAGCTAAAGTTTTGATCTCTAATCTAGTTTGAGCGCTATTGAACTCAAATAGGTAGTTCTTAAGGATTTCTGCAAGACCATCTTCAATGTAAATTAATACTTCTCTTACGTGAGCTGAAGATAATGCTGATTGAACTCCTTGTTGTGCAGTCTTGTTACCTTTAATAGTTAAACCTACGCCTCTTTCGAATACGATTGGGTTGTAACCAAATGGCTCAAGAATATCTCTATCATTTTTATCGAATGAGAACTCTAATGACTGTACTCCAGTTCCACCTACAACTCCTCTTCTAGGACCTGCGATGATTGACCATGGTAAAGCATCTAAATATTTATCGATATAGTTGTTAGATACGTATGCTGCTGGTGGAATTACTTTAGTTCTTCCATTCTCAATTACATTAAGACCAGGACCGTAGTAGAATGCATAAGATGCACCTGCGTTGATCGATGGTAATGTGTAAAGAGATGTTGGATTAGTATCTAAGTTACCTCCTGTTGCAACGTGATTCACACTAAATCCATAAGGAGCAAATGAGTCTTTAAACGTTGGGTTAGTTGCTGCTTTAAGTTCTTTCACCATTGGTGCGTTAAGAATTGCTGCTGCATTTTGTCTTTCTTTACATAAGAATGATAATTCTTCCTTATTTAAGATTGTTCCGTTCTCTAAAGAACCAAATGTATCAACTACATATCTGAATGTGATATTGTCTTTATCTACTAAAGCGTTTCCTAAACCAGTTCCTGGCTTAATTGCTGTTAGTAATTCTGCAATACTCTTTTCAGTTTGTGTTGCTCCTTCTAATGGGAACGTTTTATATAATCCAGAAGCATCTTCATATCTCTTAAGTGCATAAGCTGGTCTAGAAGAAACTACTCTATGGGTAATAAATTTATATTCAGTATTAACACCATCGTAAGTTTTTTCGATTTTCTTAATTCTAGATAGTTTACCACCATCACCTGGGATATACATTCCTACTTTAATATTAGCGTTTAATACACCAACACCTGTGTAAGAGTAAGTAAATGTTCCAGCTTGATTATCAGTCCAGTCCCAACCACCTGCTAGTGTAGGGAACATCTCTGTTCTATCGTTTGGAGATAATGTCCATATATCAAATGCAGTATTTAATGCTCTTTTATATACTACTAATTCAGATGCGTTAGCATTTGTGTAATCTGTACTGAATCCAACATTACCTGCTGGAGATACAGTTACAACTCCTGTTACGTTATCTATATCAATTGTATTGATTGCAATATATTCACCTGCGTTTTCAGATAATAAGAATGCATTTCCACCTACTAATAAGTCTCCATACGCAAATGGCGCAGCACTTAATAATAAGTTTCCATTGCCATCTACTGTTATAGTAGCTGGAGTATTCCATGTAGCTGATGTTCCAGCTGCAAATTTCTCATAAGATTTAGAAATATCACCTGATGCAGTAATAATTGTACCACCTGCAGTAGTTTCTATTGTATTAATCTTAACATATTCTATGCCAACTGCAGCTTTTAAATATTTAGTATCGTTAATTCCTAAAGTAGCAAGTCCAGCTGGTGTAACTCCTTCGATTGTTAAAGTTGCTCCATCTACTGAATTGTCACCGAAACCACTAATATCTACTATAGTACTAGATTTTACTTGTTCTACTTTATGTGATAATACTTCGTAATCTTGGTAGATGTCGAAATTGTTACCAATTAAATCAATTTGTGGAAGTGCATCTTCTTGTACAGCACAGAATAAACCTGTTCTTCTAGCCTCCATATTAATTAGAGTTTCGATGTACATTTGATTACCTTCAGCATCAATAAATTCAGGGATTAAAGATAATCCATTATATTGTGCCATTAAAGTTACTTCTCTTAATCCAGCGAATTTAGCAAATTCTGCTTTGTATAAACCATTAGCATCAAAGTAAGTACCGTAGTTAGGGTCATTATTTAATTCAGCAGCATCAAATTTACCTTTGAATACAAATACATCTACTAAGTAGTCTGATACGTATTCATCAGCTTCAACGCCTTCTGGAATATTAGATTCTCCGTACCATTCTCTTGCAGTTAATTCAAAACCTCTAGTATCAGCAGCTTGTCTAATGATAATTGTGATTGGGTCTTGTTTGATATTTACAAAAGAAATTGCGTGGTTTGTATCTTCAGCAGCAGCAGTTAATAACTTCTCGTCTGAAGGATTCCAAAACTTATCAATATCAAATACATCGCTGAATTTCTTACCAGCAACTGCAGATGATTGAATAGTGTTAGACGATAAACCTTCCGAAGAAGAGTTAGTTGCTGGAGATAATATCGATACTTGATCGTCAGAATCATCAGCAGTTAAGTTTAACGCTAAGATTGGTCCTCTAGATAAAGCTTCGATAGCTGATCTGTGGAAGAACATATTTTTCTTTTCTAGTGACTTATCGATGCCACCGAATACATTTTTAAACTGTTCAACATCTTCTACTAATACTGGAGTATTGTAAGGACCTTTGTTAGATCTACCTACAACTAATCTAATAGTTTCAGCAGGGATGTTCACGGTTTGTGATTTGTCGAACTCTAAGCGATATACGCCTGAGCTTTTGAACTGTAGTAATTGAGGACTTAATGCCATAATCGTTTAGTTGTTATTTTTTAATTCTTTTATTATATATCCTTGTCTTTTTGCAAATTTATTTAAGTAGGTCATAAATGTCATATTGTAAATCTCCTTGCTGGTCACTATCCTTATATAAGATGCTTTCCATCTCGTCGTGAACTGCAGGATCTATGAAATCTAAGATCTCCTCAACGAAATCTGCGTAATCCGTTGTGTTAAAAAATTCAGTTGCAGTAATACATGTCATAATGACATCATCGTTCCCCATTTGAGCCCCATAGCTACCATTTGGTAAAGTACCAAATAAGGACGCCTCAGTTACTGTAACTTCATCAGTTAAATCTAATCTATTTATCTTATACAATTTTGCAAAATTCTGACAAAAGATAGCTTTATTGTCAGATTTTAGTTTTATTCCTGGTTTTATTGTCTTTGCGTCGTGTCTATGTCTGAATTTTACTATCATCTCATCGTCAAAATCATTTCTTTGTGGAAATATACTTCTTAGATACTGGAATAAAACTGTACCATAAGTATTATACTCTACAATCATTTTTACGTTTTCAGAGTTAAAGACGTCTACTGCTAAAGTATAAAGTACCTTTGCAAAATCTTCGATGACATGTTCATTAGATTTAAACCTAGCAACTTGTTCAAATTTAAAAAAGTCGTACATCGCACCAGGATTAATAACGTTCTTAATTTCTTCTGAATTCATCGGAGCGACTTTAAAAATATTAATAACGGAGGAATCACCACCATTACCTTCTGCAATATCTACTGAGAACAACCAAAAGTTTTCAGTATCTGCACATGTTTCAATATCAAATGATGGATCCCACTCTAAGAAACCTTTTGTATCAATACTAATATAATCAAATTGATCAAATTCATGATAAACATACGGCTTCATTCTCTTTCTCATCTTCTTCATATCGACTGGGTCTAATAAGAGGTTGGATGAGCTAACGAATTCATTTCCATACTGTTTATTAAATGCTTCAATTGAACCTAGGTTCGCTAATTCTCTTTCATACCATGCTTCATCTCTATCAGGGTGTTGCCACCAATCAATTCTTGTCGCTAGATATTCATTATCACCTCGATCTGCCGCAGCATAGATTTGATAGAACTTATTAAATCCGTTTGGCGTAGATGTAATTGTTATTCTTGAGACTTTCGATGAGGATAATGTAGGATATACATTCTCGTAAAAAGAATCGGCAATCGATGGATGGACGTGAGCAAACTCATCTAGGTATAGATTATGGATTGTAAAACCAATACCAGATTTTGCTGTGGTAGATTGTCCTATTAGTCGACAACCATTATCACATCTCACATTCATGACATCATATTTAATAATACCAGGTTTCATAAAGAACGGTAAGTTCTCAATTACTGTTTTGGCTTTATCAA